AGGTCCTGCTGACATTTTATTGAATGCATTTCTCGCTGATTTAGCCGACATGTATGTTTATATAGAGTAACATTTAATTACCGAAAGCGACACCAGCCATACCATTCTTGATACGAAGAATGTTATAATTGACCGCATATACACGGTGAAGTTGGTTACCACCAGTGGGTTGATTGAGGACCAACTTGGCGTTATCGATACGAGAAAAGTTTAGAGAGCCTGTGGGTTGCATCTTGCTCATGGTGAGACAGAAGGGCCATGAGAAGGTGGGAAGATTATCGAGAACATTGTCGGGGAGATCGGTACAGTGCATCTCAGGAACGACATCGTGGTGGTACACGTTGGATGTGTTCTCGAACAGTGCCAAACCATTAATATAGAGTGAGGAAGTGGCAAAGTTGAATTCATTAGACCAGTCCTCACCCGTCGCTCGACCTGAAACGAGGTGGAGAGACTTCACGGGGTGGTTGAAGTAGCTGAGGTCAATATCGACATCTGTATTCGAGGTGAGTTGATTTTGGGTTTGTGTGATGAGAAGCTCATGCTCGGTATCGGTGAAGTATTTGCGTTCCTCAGTGTCTAAGTAGATGTAATTACCATACACCTTGGGTGTATCGGTGGGGACGTAACCATCGCGACACTTGACACGAATCTCGACATCATGGTACTGGAGGGCTACTAGGGGGAGTGCCTTGGTCCAATCTTCCCCGAAGAAGAAGGGGATCATGTAATGGTTACCACTATGGTTTTCCTTGCGGGAATTGGTGGTAACAGCGAAAGACGCCTTGGCGGTCGTGTCACGCATCAAGGGGTTGTGGACGCCTTGGATATAAAGGGAATCCAATTGTGAGACCTTCTGGCCACCAATCCAAAGAGAGAACTCGGTGGGACTAGCGGCATTGTTAGAGAATAGACCTGTGGCGTTTTGTTGTACCCCAGCAATACCATTGGACTCGATCCAGATGTAGCTCATAAGATCCCCCTTGGAGCGAATGGGGATGGCAACCTCATTGTTCGCACCGAAGGTGCCGATATAATCCATGCGCTCGGGCTTCATGGCGAAGTTAGTGTAACGCTTGTAGTTCTGACGGAAGAAGCTGACCTGAGGGTCACCAGTGATGTACACATCCTGGGCACCCACCGACACGAGCTCAATTAAAGCAGCAGACATTTATTAATAAATGATATTAAAATTTTGGATCATTATAAACATATGGTGGTATTCCAAGCTTTGACTTGGGAGGCGAGGGATGTGGATGAGGAACATTTGATCAGTATATTGGGAAAGACTGAAACGGGTAAATCTGTCTGTGTGACGACTTCTTTTGAGCCGTATTTCTTTGTAAAGCTCCCTAGGGGGACAACTGAACAAGATGTCCGAGTGTTGTATAATGACCTGAATAAACTTCGTCCAGATCACGTCACAAGTTATAGTCTCACTGAGAAGAAGGATGTTTGGGGTTTTCAAAACAATGAAAAGTTTGCATACATGCGTTTAAATTTTAAGACCCTCGCGGACCGGAGAAAGGTCAATTCCGTTTTCGGTTACAATAGGGAATATATGAAGTATCATGTGTATGAGTCAAATCTGGATCCTGTCCTGAGGTTGATGCATCGTACAGGTATTCAATCTACGGGTTGGCTTGACACTGGGGGTGACTGTGTTCGGTCACATCTTGCAAAGGTTGATATCGATCTCTGGTGTAACAACTGGCAATCACTGAAACCTGTAGAACGTGATGATATTGCACCATTTGTAGTTGCCTCGGTAGATATCGAATGTAATAGTTCAACTGGGAAGTTTCCAAATGCAGATGTTCCCGGTGATGCCTGTTTTCAGATTGCAATCTCACTATGCAAATTTGGAAACGATGAACCCTATGAGAAGACATGTCTATGCTACAAGAAAACAGATGGTCCTTATGTCATGAGTTTCGATACCGAACGTGAAATGTTGGAAGCGTTTCAAAAATATATTCAGGAAAAAGATGTTGATATCATCACAGGTTGGAATATATTTGGGTTCGATCTTGAGTATATCTATAAACGAGCTCTTCTGACAGATTGTAATGAAGAATTTTTCAATTTGGGAAAACTCCATGATCCACCTAGTCAGCTCTTACTAAAAAAGTTGAGTTCGAGTGCGTTGGGTGACAATTTCCTTAAACTTCTTCCTATGACTGGGCGATTCATCTTCGATATGTTTCATGAAGTGAAGAAGGGTTATAAACTTGACTCGTATAAACTAAACGAAGTTTCAAAGTTGTACCTGGGTGACCAAAAGATTGACATGTCCCCAAAGGAGATGTTCGCCCGTTACAAGGAAGGTGATCCTAAAAAATTGGCTGAAGTTGCTGAGTATTGTATCAAGGATACCCTCCTCCCCCACAAACTTTTGAAAAAGTTATGTACACTTCTAAACCTATTGGAGATGGCGAAAGCAACATGGGTTCCCCTTTGCTTCTTGGTTGAGCGTGGTCAGCAGATCAAGGTGTTCAGTCAGCTGACAAAGAAGGCTCGAGAGTTGGGATACATGGTACCGACGATCAAATACGGATCTCTCCCCGAAGAACCCTATGAGGGTGCCACGGTCCTAGAAGCACAGAAAGGAGCTTATTACACACCAATCACGGCCCTGGATTTTGAAGCCCTGTATCCATCGATCATGATGGCGCACAATTTATGCTATTCGACGCTCGTGATGGATGAACGACGCTACGGGAATATACCTGGTATCGTGTATGAAACATTCAAGATCGGTGAGAAAGTGTATAAATTCGCACAAGGTGTCCCGAGTCTTCTACCGGCTATCTTAATGGAGCTTAAACAGTTTCGTAAGAAGGCGAAGAGGGATATGGCGGCCGCGACGGGTTCGATGAAAGAAGTCTATAACGGTAAGCAATTGGCGTACAAAATATCGATGAACTCAGTGTATGGTTTTACTGGTGCTGGCAAGGGTATTCTTCCATGTGTTCCAATCGCATCCACGACAACATGTAGAGGTCGCGGTATGATCGAGGAGACGAAAAACTATGTGGAGGAAAACTTCCCAGGTGCGAAAGTGAGATACGGTGACACCGATTCAGTGATGATTGAGTTCGACGTGGGTGACCGAACGGGTGAAGAAGCCGTCAAGTACAGCTGGGAGATTGGTGAGAGAGCAGCTGAAGAATGTAGCGCACTCTTCAAGAAACCGAATAACCTGGAACTCGAGAAAGTGTATTGGCCCTATTTCTTGTACTCGAAGAAGAGGTACGCCGCCAAACTCTGGACAAAGGGAAAGGATGGGAACATGCACATGGATTACATAGATATCAAGGGACTTCAGGTTGTTCGTCGAGACAATACACCTCACGTGAGAGAAGTGTGTAAAGAGCTCCTGGATGTTATCCTGACCTCGAGTGATCCAGGACCACCCAAAGAGTTGGCCAAAGAACGAGCGATAGAACTTCTTTCGGGTGACATACCCAACGAAAAGTTGATACTCAGTAAGTCACTCTCAGATAGTTATAAGGTCAATGGGGAACCAGTTTCAGTATCAGGTTCTCGAATTGGTGAGATTAACCAGGCTCATGTACAAGTTGTTCATAAAATGCGAGAACGAAAACCCGGTTCGGAACCACAATCTGGAGATCGCGTTCCATTTCTACTGACAAAAACAGAAGACCCAAAGGCAAAGGGATTCGAAAAGTCTGAAGATCCCAAATATGTGGAAGAGCACGACGTTCCAGTGGATTATCTCTACTATTTTGAAAATAAGTTCCTTAATCCCGTATGTGACCTACTCGAGCCGTTATTTGAAAATGTCAAACAGGACATTTTCGGTGAAATCTTGGAGCAACACAAGCCAAAGAAGATAAAATCCGGTCCCGCCCTCGGCACCATGAAAAAGGAGCAACTTATTGAAGAATGTAAAAAATTAGGACTTGACGATTCTGGAAAGGTTGCAGATTTACGAGAGAGGATTAAAGGTGCTCGATCTGAATCAATTGAAGACCTATTTAAAAAATACGAGCAAAATACTAATAAGGTATGAATCTCCACGAGAAGATCGCTGACATTGTAGACGAGGAATTGAATGAACGACTCGTTTCGATGATGAATGAATATATTGAGATAATTTCTAAAAAACACGGTATCTCGATGGATCTTCTTTTGAAGGATATCCCGGAAACATTCTCTGGAACGATATGTAAAGGGACGAAAAACGATGGACGGCGGTGTACGTTTAGGGGTATTCATAGTGGGTATTGTAGACACCACTCGGCACAGGGAAATCGTTTGAAATATAGGTCAATTCCCAGGACAAATAGTCATATACATGGACCCGATCAAATGTATGTTAAAGGTTGTCCGGGTTGTGAAATGTCTAACGAGCTTATAGATTTGGGTACCATCATTGGTAATGAGTAAAACTGACATCCTACTAACATCCATAAACAATTTTTACAACGAAGAAGGAAACAGAACTAAATTGGTAAATATTTTAGATAAGTCGAGTGGTATCTCATTACGAAATCTAGAATGGTTCATCACTAACTATGCTAAGAAGAATCACACATCTTTTAAGACCCATGATGGAAAACTATTCACCGTCCATTGTGCCTATAAATCAAGTCTCGATGGGTATAGTAAAAAGCTATTTGATCCATTTTGTCGGGCACAGAAGTTTGCGTATACGGTCCCGGGAACATCTCATGAAATTCATACAACGCTCGCACAGTTGAATTTCATCAAATGGTGTATCAAAAATAACATCATCGAGTATATTAGTACCAATAAATCTTCATTATTTAATAGGCAACCGACATAAATCCACGTTCAAATACGAAGGTTTGATATCCAGTGTAATACATATTTAGAGAGTACGTTTTTAAAGACACATCCACTTCCGTCGTATCTAGTTTCACTTCTATATTTGTTTTATCTGACTGTATCTGACTAAAATCCAAGTTCCCCGATGGTTCCACATTGATCGGATTCATCGAGAAACTATACGTGTATACATTTCGGATTGGCCTCGCAAGACGATTTCTAAATGGAATGAGATACTTGTAATAATTGTGAGTTGTCTTTGTCACATTTGGAAGACGGTTACCATTGATATAGAAACTCGCGGACTCCATTATAGGATCGAAAAATGTCGTTTGATCATCAAAGCTTACATTTGAAGAAAAATTAAAACGATTTTGAAATAACATCTGTTCATTTACACCAGATGCACCAATTGCATCACCCTCAACTTCAAAGTCTGTGTTTCTCAAAAACCAATGAAAACACTTCACTGGAATGTTTGGTACAAGATTATTCACGATTGTAGAAACACCAAGATCACTGACACTAGATGGATGTCTTCGCACAAGGTCTGTCACAAGAGTTTGTTTATCGGTTGCCAGGTAATTCCTTTCTTCGGGGCTGACACTGATCTCTTCAGTAACGAGATTGAAAGATTGGAGAGATAATATTCCATTAAAGTTTGTGAAAAATGTTTGTTCATGAAATTCCAATTCAAATTCAATATTTTGACGATGAATTGCACACACGGGAAAATATGGACGATTTGGTTTGTTCGAGGAATATTCATCACTTGCATACTTCCTCGAAAAGAAAAAATGGAGGGGAATGACTAGATCCGAACTCAAGCGTGCATATTGTTCATTTTTACTTGATTCATCATATCCTAAATTTCGATTGACAAGAAATCTATTCGCTACCTTTTCAGAAATTTCGAGGTACAATTCATCATAAATAATTCCCCAATCATCATGAATCTTTTCAACTTCGATATCATCGACAAACATCGTGATACTCTTAAGAATGTGACGTCCCAATTGATCCGCGTAGTTACCATTGGCTATACCCGGCATCGTGATACTCAGATACATGTTACTCAAGAGATCGCCCATATTTTGAGGATTGAATTGAACCTTTACAGTTTGGGCAAATGGCCACCCAGAAACGTTTCCATTATTAACAACATTGTGAACTCTATGATACTTCCTAAATTCGGAATGCCTCTCTGTTTTATAATTAAAGAATGATTCGTCTGGGTCTTTGGAAAGCAGGTATGTATCCTGCTTTCCAATAGCTTTGAGGGAAATCTTAGAAGCCTCACCCATATCTACTTACTACTCACATATTTTTAATATCATTCTTCCACATTGTAATATGACTGGTCTTCAACATCTTCTCGAGGTCTTCATTCGCCTGCTTTGCCTCCTCCATAAGTGCCTTGACACGCTCTTCCGTATACTCAACAGTCCTGATGTTGAGAAGGTAATCCAATGACCCATCAATCAATGGAAATGTTGAGGACATTTCCTCTTCGAGGTCCTGCTTCTTCCTCTTGAACACCACAAGTTTTCCCTCAATGACCATAGAAACAAACTTCGACTTGTGACTACACATCTCAGTCCTCTTCTGAAGCATATCGATGAGGTACGCCTTCCTCATCTTGTAGTGTTCTAAACGGAGTTCCACAAAGTCCTTAAGAATCTCTTCAGGAGTCGTATATTTGTGAATACCCTTCGTTGGGTGAAAGAGATGCATATTTGATACACGGAAGGTCTTTCTTAACTTTAGATCTTTGAGTAAATCTTTCCCAGCATACTCCATGATTTCAAAATGAACATCATCTGTGGTGGAGTTATTGATAAATCCTCCAATCAGTTTCTTCTCCACGAGACCGTCAAGGTACTCCTTATAGTCTTGGGTCCATCGACCTGGGGGGAGTTCAGTTACCACGATGTTATTTCCAGACCAGTTCCACACACCTTCCATCATCCAGGTGTCTTCCTCCTTGTGTACAACCCCCTTGAAACCCCTGAACCAAGGTCGCATAGCGACGATTTCATCACCACCCAAAATCCGTTTGATATTTGCCTTGATATCTTCGGGGTTGAAAGGAGGTACGTAGCAACTGAACCCTGTACCGATACCTTCAGTCCCATTAACCAAAACCATTGGTAAGGTGGGCATGTAAAAGTCAGGTTCGATTGAGCGGCCATCATCGTCCAAATAATTGAGGATCGCATCATCCTTGGGATCGAAGAGTTTCCTTGCATCCTTGGTAAGCTTCGTGAAGATGTATCTCGTTTGTGACGCATCCTTACCACCCATAAGCCTCGTACCAAATTGACCACATGGCTCCAACAGATTGATGTTGTTCGATCCCGTATAGTCATTCGCCAACTTTACGATCGTATCCGCTAGGGAAACTTCACCGTGGTGGTACGCACTTTTCTCAGCCACAAATGCCGCCAATTGTGCAACCTTCATCTCATCCTTGAGATTCTTCTTGAAGCAAGCAAACATAACCTTCCTTTGTGAGGGTTTGAGACCATCTGCCATATGTGCGATGGAACGCTTGAGATCGGCGAGACTGAAATTGACCAAGTCCTTATGCACAAAGTCTGTGATGTCCAACTGCTTCACATTCCCGTAGGGTACCTCAAGTTGGTCGGCATCTTTGGCTGTATTCTCGAGAAGCCATACTTTTCGAGCATCCGCCTTCTTCTTATCGAATGCGAGAATGATCGAGGCATCCGTCATCTTATCCATATCAAACCTCACCGTCAAGTCTTGAATCTTCTTGAAATACTCCCGAGCTTCAGCTGATGTAGAAGTACCGAGACCCTTATAGTACTTAATCTTCCACCCTTGTTTTCCATCACCATACCAGGTCCTGAACGCAGAGTCAGTGTAGAATGACTTGGTTTGTGAAGCCTTCGTAGCTTTGATGATCGGGGTCACCATGCTCACAACAAATCCAAGTTTCAAAAGACTGGGCCAGAAATAATGAATCATGTTGAGGATGAGACCCTTGATATGGGATCCATCATTATCAGCATCTGTCATGATCATTAAGCGTCCGTAGCGAAGATCGGCGACACTCTTATATTCCTTACCCTGTTGGAGTCCCAAAATCTTCTTGAGATCATTGAACTCCTGGTTCGTTGTGAGTTGGGCCACAGAGACATCTCGGACATTCTTACATTTGCCGCGGAGAGGGAAGACACCATAGTGGTCACGACCCACAACTGAGAGACCCGCGACCGCGAGAGTCTTTGCTGAGTCACCCTCTGTGACGATGAGGGTACAATCCTTCGAGTGTGCTGTACCAGCCTTGTTCGCGTCATCCAATTTGGGGATACCGGTAATCTTAGACTTGCGGGCCCCATCCGACTTTTGGAGTTCCTTCATCTCCTTAAACCTGGAGAGTGCCAAGAGTTCCTCTGCAATTCCAGTTTTGAGTGCGTTCTTGATAAAACTTTTGGGTGCTTCAAACTTACTCCCAAAACTTTGAGACTTGGAGGTGCATTCAGACTTCACCTGACTGGAGAATGTTGGGTTCTCGAGGGTTGCCTTGACAAAGATAGTAAAAGTGTTCTTGACCTGTTGAGGTTTCAACTTAATCTTCTTCGCCATTTCATCGATGATACCGTTCGCGATGAGGTTCGCGGCGTGATCCACGTGCGTGCCACCCTTATTGGTACAGAGTCCATTCACGAAGGAAACCTGTTCCATACCATTCTCAGCGGGTCCGATACACACCGACCATCGATCGGTATTCACCGAGAACACATCTTCAACGCCCTCGTGCATCTTCGCATACGCTTCAAAGTTATGTTTAATGAGAATTTCATCATTGAACTTCACTTTACAGTTTTGAGTGGTACAGATATTCGCATCCCATACCCGCTTTTGGAAGATACTGTAGATGGTATCGTCCATCTTTGACATCCCGAATCGTTTCCACTCGGGGGTAAAAGTGATGGCGACAGATGACGTAGCACCTGAATGTTTTTTGATTTTTGGGGGGTCACAGATAGTCATGTTCTTCGACCACGATTGGGTATAGGTTTGTTTCGTCTCGTGGTCTTTGATCGCGATTGAAAAATCGCTCGAGTAGATGTTCGCCAATTTGGCACCGTACCCGTTACGACCACCGACGATACGCTTCTGGGTATCATCATAATTGGTACTCGTGAGGAGATGTCCAAAGACGAGTTCGGGGTTCCAGAGACCCTCCTTCTCGTGCATTTTTACGGAGATCCCACCGAGAGGACCGTTATTCTCGATGGTCACAGACCCTGATTCCTTATCGATTGTGACAGAGATGGAACTGACATGCTTGGGGTGGAGTGAGTTGCGGTCAATAGCATTGACCAGGATTTCATCAAAGATTTTCAAGAGGGCGGGGGAGTACGTGAGGTTCTTCTTGGAGAACTTTTCACCATTGAGAATCCAGTAGGGTTCTGTACCCAATTCAACTGGACCGACATAGGAGTCAGGTCTCTTGAGAACGTGTTCGATGTGGGTGAGTTTTTGAACACTTTCCATACTTTCTTAGTTTTATTACAATTCAAATCTCTAACTTAGGTTGTCTATTATCTGCTTACATTTATCACGAAATATCTCATATTGTGATTGCATTGCTTTTAATTCCAATTCAGCATTATAAAGTTCGACATACATCGTCAGTGGTTTCCCCTGGTACAAAATTGAATGAAAGCCATTATCTGACTGAACTTGAGGATTAATGCGTTTTTTAAAGCTTAATGAGAAGTTTGAAGGGTTAGGAAATGATTGGTCATTCCAGGTTAATGTCCCATCGGCGTTCAAGTCAATGTCCACAGTGACACGCTTGTACTTCATGGTCAAGGCACAACGACCACTGAGAATAACATTTGAATCAATGAGCGTTTTCAATATCGGTGTCATTTTACTTACTCTTTCCTTTGGATACCTTCACTTAGGTTTCATTCAAACAAGACGAGTTCTGGGTTGGACATGGATACTTTTACGGTAATCTTTTCTTTGCATAGGATAAGAGATGTACCTCTACTTGATAGCTGCGATCTTCGTACTGTTTTTTATGATGCAGAACAGGTCGAGGGGTACTAAGAACTCTATCGAAAAGATGGTCAAGCAGGCGGCTCAGTATGCCATCACAGCCCAACAGGATTCATCACCCGTGATGTCCGTCCGGAACGCGAACTACGCAGTCGGACACCTCTACGCCCTCGGAAACATTGCAACGGATACACAGATTCATAACGCTACAGGTATAGATGTGAAGAAGTTCAGGGAACATATCACAAATGTTCAAGAGATGGTCACGAAGAAGACTGTTGATAAGTTTCCAGACTTCGAGGGTCAAGTTGATATGTATCTCTCTGAAATTGCATAAAATTATACCTAAGTGAAGGTATCCAAAGGAAATATTTAAACTAAAATGGAAGTCATCCGTGATACCATGTGGGAGCGTTGCCTCGCTGATGCGGTCAAAATGTACCGATTCAGCGAGCCAGATGAGAAGTGTATCCAGCTTGCGAATGCAACATGGATTATGAAGAAGAAGTATCAGGAACATGAAAAGAAAAAGGATTCACGAAAGATGATAGTCATCGATAAACCCCCTGATGTTGTGAATGAACAACGAAATTCTAAAAAGATATGTTGTGCGACGACAATGTCTGGAAAACCATGTTCATTCAAAGCGGTCTGTGGAGACTTCTGTAAAAAACATAGTGTGAAGCATACCCAACTTGGGGTGAAGGTTGATGTGAGCAAAATTAAAATCACCGATTAATAGAAACGTGATGTTAGACCAGGAGAGTCTTAGACCTGTAATAATAGCGATGGCACTTTACATCACTATCAGCACCCTCGTACCTCGTATAGTTAAGAAGCCTACTGGTATCCAAGTCATTGACGATCTCGTGATGAAAATTATCGCAGAGAAAGATTCAATGATGAGTGGTACTATCCTCGTTGGCCTTATCATTCTCGCTACCAATTACATTCAAGATGAATTCTTTTAGAACATTTTCCCTCCCCACTAGTTTTTTTGTGTGTTCGTGATCCATGTATCGGACACGGTTATCATATGCATGCCTCATGAATTCCAAGAGTTGGTCAAAGTTTGGATTACCCCAAAGCATCCCCTTTTTGAAGAGAAAATCATCCTTCTCCAACTCTTGAAGTTCACAATCAATCATATAGGGTGTCTTCACATATTCAGGGGCACCACCATAGTTTGTCACGATCACAGGTTTATCCCTAAGTGCCGCCTCAACCGCTCCCATACCTATACCCTCTGAATGTGAAAAACTCACATAGCAGTCAGAACGATTATGAAGTTCATTCATCTCTTCATCAGAAATGAAATCATTAATGACTTCAACTCTAGGTAACCGAATATCTACTGGTTGATTACACGTTGCCTTTACGATGAGACGTGTATTTGGTTCATTGAGACGGATAAAAGCTTGGAGAACACTCTGAAATTTCTTTCGAGGATCCATAATGTTCCCAATATGATAGAATGTATATGGTTTCTCTTTCGGTGTTGGTATATGGGCATGAATGACATAGAACTCGTTATCAGGAAATTGCCGAGAGAAAACCATTTTGCAGAATTCACTGGGTACAGCCACTTTCTTAAACTCTTTCATGATCAGACCGTAATCTTCATGTACAGTCTCAGTCTCACATATGGTCATACATGCGAGGTTCTTGACACGTGTTCGTACATACTTGAGATATTCCAGGTGGCCACCGATTGGGAGCATATAAATCAGGCCATGTTCATGTTCAGGAATTTTGCTCCCAAATACATGGTATTCAGAATCAGGTAAAAACAATTTGGTATATTTGAATGCTTGGTTTCCTATACCTGAATTTAGATTTGGACCGATGATAATCATTTGATTTAAAGATAATCTTTCCTTTATATATAATACACTATGGATTCCCTCCGCATCGATATTGAAGCTGAGCTCAAGCGCACCCGTCTAGACAAGACCCGTCTCTATAGCCTTCTCCTCAGATTGATTGACAACTGTGGGGCAGGAGGTTCTGGTGGTGTGGGTCCCGCTGGTCCTCCCGGTCCCGCTGGTCCTCTCGGTCCCGCTGGTCCTCCCGGTCCCACCCCCACCAAGGCTACCGCTCCCACCCCTGCTCCTGCTCCTGCTCCCGCTCCCGCTCCCACAAAGGCTGCTACCCCTGCTCCTGCTCCTGCTCCCGCTCCCAAGAAGGCTGCTACCAAGAAGAAGGTTGTTGCTTCCGTGTAGATGATTGAAAATGATAAAGTATTAATATACATTATAAATACATATTGGTTATATACCCCATTATTTATTTATAATAAAGTTGATTACCGAGTAATTCAAATTAAAGAATAAAATGTTTATTTCATCATGGGTATTTATCATTTTC